GAGTTTCATATGCGTAAATCAGATAAGGTGTATCTGATTGTTTCTTCGCATAGTTAGCGACTTTGACGTAGAGTCCACCATATGCTTCAAGGCAGATTCTAGTCTTGGGTTCCTGTGTAACTCCGACAATTCTAGTAACAACTAGTGTCTCCTTTGTAAGTAAAGGAGCAATCATCTGCATACAAGACGGACAAAGGTCTTGTTCTGCACCCTCATCATTGAGAATGAAATCCTGTAGAGGAATATCCTCATTATCAGGTTGGAATTTATCTTTATTCTGTTGTAATTTAGTTTCCATTGCAGCCTGAGCTTGCAACATTTCAGGCGTCATCATTTGGTCATCAATAGTGTATCCACATTCCGGACACTTAGTATATTGATGTTCTTCTTCTACGTTCTCAGTTTCCTTCTTTTCGTATGTTCCATACGCTTCATCTTCCTTTGGGTATGAGTAGCAAGCTACCATTCCCTCAGTGCAATAGATAAAAAGAGCATGTAACCACAAAAGAGGAACATCATTATGCCGATATACCAATTTGGCAATTTTGTCTCCGGCTCTGGCTGTAGACAAATCCAAAGTGTTATCAGCATCATCGGGAAAGCACTTAATAGGAGGAACAGTGACAGATAGAGCAGCAATAATTGATTCGAGGTATGCTCGAAATACGTTAATGGGCTTGTCATAGTAGGACTGTTCTGTATCATCGCCCTCTACTTCATCCCATATACGCCAATCGTGCGCTACCTCAGAATACCACGCCTTCTGAAAGCCCTCCCAAAATAGTTTCAGCCTACGCCATGTGCGAATTTGACGTTCGCGCGTAGCTACATCCTCTTTATCGAAGTGTGTTACCACTTCTTTTAGAAGGCGCTGAATTTCGGCGTCAGGAATAGTAGCCATTCTAGTAGAACATCTGAGGTCTACGCGGAACACCCTGTTCTTGTGAAAGTTGATTATACATTTGCCACAATCCACCACCCATTTGTGGACCCATTCCCATTTGTGGCTCAACTTGTGGTCTTAATACTGGTCCACCAGGACCAAACATTCCACCAGTAATACCAGTATTACGTCCCGGTGGCATAAATCCACCACCTTGAAATGGCATTCCGCCTGGCATTACACGCGGCATTGATGGGCCGCGAACAATACCATCTGTTTCTGGCATCATTCCACCAGCACCAGCATTAGCAAGAGGACTTGGACCTGTAGGTGGCATTCCATGAGGTCCATTCTGCATAGTAGTCTGCTGACCCTGAACTTCAGGATTAGTAACAGCAGCTTTGGGCCTACGTTGAAAACTACCGTAAGCATTGCCAACCTGACGATTGGTATTTCTCAATCGTGGGTCGCCATATTGTTGTGCAGTAGCATTGAGCATACCCGGCATTTGCTGGCCGAGTCTACCCATGAATGTGCCACCAGTATCAATCGGCATTACACACCATGCTTTCTGCGGGTCTTGTGTGAAGGACCAGTATCAACACCTTTACTTTTCGGTTGATACTCCTTCTTACCTTCACCCGCCTGACGTTTCTCAGAAAGCATTATTGCAATTGCTTGCTTTCTGTTGGTAACTTTCTTTCCATGCTTACTACCGGAATGCAAGTTACCGTGCTTGAACTTGTGCATTACTTCCGTGTATGGCATGTTACTTCCTTATTGCACTAGGCGCTGTGTCAATGCCTGGTTTCTTACGTGGTGCATAAAGGTTAATGTCACGAGTTCCTAATACTGGGTCCACATAGTATGGAATTTTCTTCCGAGTTGCTCTATCACGTTCAGCTTGGAAGGCTTCCATTTCTCGCGGTCGCCAGTAATAGGGATTATCAGTGGCACTTCCTTTTTTAATTCCTTCAGGAACTTGGTCTTCAGTTGACATACCAAGTAATCCCCTTGTATTCTGATACATTTGGTTTCCAATTTCAGCCAAATGTCCATACCAAGGGGTATCTTGCATCTGACGAACATGCGTCAATTCGTGTGCAAGTGTTTGTTCAATATCATCCTGAGTTTGACCTTCAAATGTTTCAGGATTATAAGTAATATTACCAGTAAAAGGATTAGTGACTGCATATGCGCCGCGTGGCATAAACAGTGAAGTCATAAAACTAGATTGCCTGGGAGAAACAGACACACGCTTAACGTCCGGCATTTCTGCCGAAACTTTAGCGTATGCACGCTGCATAGACTCATCAAGAACTTTGTTGCGTTCTTCCTGAGTCTGCGGCTTGGGCTTCTCTTTCTGCGGAGGCAATGTCTAATTCTTTCTCTAATTCTTCTGTTGATACAACAGCATCAGGCTTAGGTGCATTTCTCAATATTTTGGCTTTCTCTCTATCTTCACGTTCTAACATTTGTCTACGCACATTCCAAGGAATCATGCGCGGACGTGTAACTTGTGGTGCCTCAGTAATAGGTGGAGCATCAGGTTCTTTCAATAGTTTATTCAGTAGTTGAGTCTTCTCGTAATTGGAAAACTCCAATTGCTGCTTGAGAGTCTCACAGGATTGGCAAACTGTCTCGACTTGTTTAGTTTCGAGACTCTTGCTACGAAATTCTGTGCGAATATCAAGCCACTGCTTATACCAATCTAGTAAGAACATTATCGCCTCCCAGCGCGATGAAATCTTTTAACTACTTGCATCTTACTGACTTCTTCAATGTTACGCATATTTCGATAGTAGGCTGTGAAGTCTTTAGTATTATTAAGTGCTTCAGTTATCTGAGCTTGTCGCTGAATTCTTTTGAATGATTCTCCTGCCTCATCGAAATATCGTTCAGCAGAATCACATGCATATCGCAGGTCATCGTAGGGGTCATCACCCTCGAATTCTGCAACATCTTCAGCAGGTTTACCATCTTTGTTCTTCTTATCGTAAGAACAAGCCTTAATACTTTCTACCATTTGAGGACAACAGAAAGGATGTCCTTCATGCATTGCTTCCTCGCAGCAGAAAATCTGCAAACGAGGAATATTAGTTTCTTCCTCTGGTGGGTCAAATAGTTTTAAGTAGTCTTTATATTGCTCCATTCCTTTATTACGGAGCAGCCACATTGCATATTCCTCAGAATATACAGGCATCTCCGATGGAGGAATAATGGGCCTAGTCTTCCACCTAAGATATTCATGGACTAACATTTTCCCAGCGATACGTGAACCGGGAGAATTATTAGACAACTCAATAGGTCTACCTAATGCAGACTCTATCTGTTGCTGAATAGTATGTTCCTGTCCACGGTCTTGACCTGCGGACTTACAGAACTTAATTACTTTAGGCATGTCCCTATCGCAATAATCTTTAACGATAGGTGCCCATTCCTCAATCTTGGTTTTCAACCAATATAGTTCTCTGTATTGATATAGGCGTTTTGTGGGTGACACAGCATAGAAACCTATGTATGTCATAGCCGCAAAACCCCAATCACCAATTACAAACTTAGGCCACCAGTCTGGGATACCGACAGGCGGAATAACATGCAACGCATTCTCAGGTTCATCAGGATATTTCTTATCCCGGAACTCATCGAATACCTGTCCCTGATATGCATCCCAATCACCGAATTTACGCGCCTTACGTTCTGCTTCATTCGGAATACCATCAAGACGCTTAGTATATTCAGGGTCAGCATGTGGATTGTCAGATACTGTTGAATGAACGTAGAATCTTTTGACTCCACCTTTACCAACAATAATCTTTCCACCTTCGGGACACGGTGCAACAAATCTCTTTTTAGTGAATGTATGTCCAATACCACCGGGCATACCTGCCGCTCTAATAATAGAGGGGAGTTTAGGGTCTGACGTGCGGACACGTGTAAACCCAAGATACAAGTAAATGTATTCAGTAAAAGTTGTCAACTCGTCCGGTGTGAACAAGTTGATTTCCATTGTATCGTATTTATGCACATCATTTTCTTCTTCACAATGTGCAAGAAATATCATTGCGCCTGAACGCTTACCAGTTCCACCTAGTTCATCTGGACGTGGAAATGTCCAAATCATATCAGTCTTGTTAAACGTAGCCCCGAACTTCGGATAAATCTCGCGGCTGCGTGGAACAATTTCATTGCGTAGTTCAGGATATGTCCTACGCATGAATACTTGCTTGAATCTAGGATTCTCGTGCCACCTATGAATCAAGCCATATACTAGTAATACGTCAGACTTCCCGGAAGCGTTACCGCCACCGTAGAATCCCTCGAATATACTAGTCGGAAGACTAAGGAATATCTCTTGTTTCCTATTAGGCTTCCATACACCTTTATCAAATGCCATGCCTAATTGTTCCGTCTGGTCAGCATTTAGAAAAGGTCTAAGTGATGTTCCTACCGAAAACGGAACAGCGGCAAAAGTCTTGAGTAATTGGCGACGAGTAAGCTGCATGTTATTCCCACTAATAGTCCGTAAGTAAATATGCGAATGGTATATCTTCGGAACGCTGCATCAGCCTCGCGCTCCATTAGTTTCTGAAATACCATCCAAGTAGCCATTACGTTTCTTCCGTGTCTTCTTTGGATTCGTCTTTCGGAGTATACAGATTGCAACAACCTTCTGGGT